GAAGGATTATGTGCAAAAATCTGATACAATACGGGCAGATGTAGAAAGGAAACTGTCAGACCTTGAATCAAGGTTGAACAAAAAACTACAACGGGCCTTAGATAACCCGTTAGCCAACTAGGAAGTAAGACGATGACTGACCGAGAGTTAACAGAGAAAGAAAAAGACGAAATCGCTGAATTGGCAGCAAACAAGGCGTATGACCGTTTTTATCAAGCTGTAGGTAAGTCAGTTACCAAGAAGCTATTATGGATACTTGGTGCAGTTGGCGTTGCAATATGGATGTACCTTAACGGTAATGTCCCAAAGGCTTGAAACTATTTGCTAGGGACTGAACATGGCACTTATATCATTAGATTTACCAGCAGGCGTTTACCGTAATGGTACTGACTTGCAATCAGCAGGCAGGTGGCGCGACTCCAACCTAGTACGGTGGCACGATAATACGTTGCGGCCTATTGGTGGATGGCGTACCCGTAGTGATACAGCGAGTGCTGGTAAGATCCGTGGCTTACATGCTTGGATTGATAACAGCTCTGACCGCTGGATTGCGGCTGGTAGCTACAATAAGCTATACGTGTATACTGCTTCAGGCATTCAGCATGACGTTACACCCACTGGTTTAACTGTTGGCAATGAAAGTGCGCTTAACCCTGTAGGCTATGGTAACTCTTACTACGGTCTAGAATACTATGGTATAGCCCGACAAGAAGCGACAACAATCACACCAGCTACTACGTGGGCGATGGATTCATGGGGCCAGTATATGGTCGCTTGCTCTAGCTCAGACGGTAAGATCTATGAGTGGCAACTTGCCACAGGTACGATTGCAGCACCTGTTGCTAACGCTCCTGTAGGTAACAGATCTATCCTAGTAACGGAAGAACGATTCTTAATGGCCCTTGGTGCTGGTGGTAATCCACGCCTTGTGCAATGGTCTGACCGTGAAGATAATACAACATGGACGCCTGCAGCGACTAACGAAGCTGGTAGTTTAGAGTTACAGACTACAGGACGCATTCAGTGTGGCGTTAAAGTACAGAACCAATCACTCATTCTAACTGATACTGACGCTCATGTAGCGACTTATTCAGGCCCACCATACGTCTACGGCATTGAGCGGGTAGGCACATCGTGTGGTATAGTAGCAGCACAAGCAGTTGCAGTAGTGGACATTGGCGCCATATGGATGGGTAGTAGAACATTCTATACCTACTCAGGTGGTTCGGTAACAGAGGTTCATTGTGACGTAGCTGACTATGTATTTTCCGACATTAACCTAAGTCAAATCAGTAAAGTATGCGCTGTAGCTAACGCTAACTTTGGTGAGATTTGGTGGTTCTACCCGTCAGAAGGTTCTAACGAGAATGACCGCTACGTGGTATTTAACTACAATGATGGCACTTGGGCTATAGGCACAATTGCTAGGACTTCAGGCGTAGACTCTGGCGTGTACCGTCAGCCTATTATAGCGTCTGCTGGAAACAATAAACTATACGAGCATGAAATCGGATTCAACTACGATGGTGGTGAGCCATTCGCAGAGTCAGGCCCAATATCTATTGGTGACGGTGAAAATGTAATGTCCGTGACTAAAATGATACCTGATGAAAAGACCCAAGGCGATGTTGACGCTACGTTCAAGACTAGATTCTATCCCAACGATGTGGAAAGAACATACGGCCCTTATAATATGTCTAACCCTACCAGCTTACGCTTTACTGGGCGACAGGTCAGGATGCGGATTGAAGGTGTTAATGCTGACGATTGGCGTGTTGGTGTTAACAGACTTGAAGTCGTGGCTGGGGGTAGACGTTGAGCCTACTAGACAATCCTCCTAAGCTGATTAATGCTAACTGGCAACAGTGGGCGCAGCGTACAGCGACTTGGTTATCTAGGACGCGCAGTGCGTTACGTCATAAGGTTACTGGCGAATCAGCAGCCGAAGATGGCGTATTGCTATGGAATCAGGTCAGCAAGTACCCAGTGGTATCTGTTGATGGTGTCTTTGTTGGTATATCGCTTAACTCAGGATTCACGGTAGCTGGCTTACCTGCAGGCGTAGTTGGTCAACGGGCTTATGTAACAGACGCTAGCTCACCTACATTCGGTGCTACCTTAACGGGTGGTGGTGCTGTAGTTATCCCTGTATTTAGGAATGCTACCGCTTGGGTTGTTGGGTGAATGAGTTAGAACGCTGTAAGGGATGGATAGAATCAGCCTTAGAATACGGTGGTGGCACTCATTATTATGAAGATATAGTCGAGGCTATATTGGCTGGCAGGATGCAATTATGGCCTGCTAAAGACTCATGCCTAGTCACAGAAATTACAGTATTCCCCCGCAAGAAGGTACTGCACGTATTCCTTGGTGGTGGTGATTTAGAAGAAATTATAAGTATGCACGAATCAGTGGTACAATGGGCCATTGAGCAGGGCTGTGAAAGTTTAACAATGACGGGCCGAAAAGGTTGGCTTAAAGCATTAAAAGACGATGGTTGGAAGTCACAGCTTACGTTATATGAGAAGAGGTTTTAGGTATGTCTAAGGGTGGATCAACTACAAGCAAGACAGAAATTCCAGCTTGGCTGGAAGGTGCTGCTATTGAGAATATCAACAAAGCGCGTGGGGTATCCGAGCTTGGCTATGTGCCATACTACGGCCCAGACGTAGCTGCTTTCTCTCCTATGCAACAGCAGTCAATGCAATCTACTGGTAATGCAGCTAGCGCATTCGGTTTAGCCCCTCAAGGCTTTGACGCGATGGCAGGTATGCCACAGGCTCAGTCATTTGCTGGCGGCATTCAAGGCTACTCTAGCGCCCCTCTATACGAAGAATCACTTGCACAGCTACAGCAGAAGCGACCAGCACAGTATAAGGCAATGACTGATATGTTCATTGACCCATTCACTGGTGCGCGTCCAAGCGGAGATTATACAGCTACCCCAGCACAAGTTGAGCAGATGTTCTCTAATAGCGGTGGTGGTGGTGGTATTCCTCCTACTGGCGGTGGTGGTAATCGCAGTGGTAATAACGATGGTGAATATTTTGGCGTTAACAGTCAGTACAATCCATACGGCTATAGCACACCTACAGAGAATATTTCGGGCGAAAAAGATCGTGTAGCTGATTATCGAGATATGAGCTTTGGCGAAGATGGACGTAGGGACATTCCTTGGTCTGAAAAGGTTGGCGACTTCTTAAATCCATTCTCAGGAATTGAGAAAGGAATTGATGTTGCTGGAGGCTTGTTATTTGACCATCAAGGCAAGGGCGATGCTCTAATGACTGAAGCCGAAGCCATTAACAAGATGAATTCTGGTGCTGATAGGTACGAGAACCGAGTTAAAGACGCTAAAGTAGACATAGCAAGCGACTACGGTACCGACTACGGTAGTTATAATAACTGGGATTTTGATAATGCCGTCCCTCCTACTATTCAGGTGGAAGAGGCGGCTGCACCAACTCAAGTTCCAGACTACAGCTTTCCGATGGGTACAAAGGAAGATTTGAGCCAAGTCGCTCAAGCTACTCCTTATGCTGCTCCACAGATCAGTAACCCTGTAATAGAGTCTCAAAACCCAGTTATGAAAGGTTTGCTTGCAGATCAGTTAACTAGCGAGTACGACCTACAGACAGGCTTACAGGATGAAATTGCTCAAGACGCTAAAGATGCTGCAGATAAAGCCCTTAAAGCGAAGCAGGCTAATGATGCAGTTCTAGCTAAGGCTAAAGCCAAGAAGATGGCTGCTGATAAGGCTAAGGCTATTAAAATAGCTGAGGCTAAAGCAGCATCTGATGCCAAGATTGCAGAAGACGCAGAAGCTAAAGCAGTCGCTCTAGTTCAGAAGCAACTTGATGATGAAGCCGCAGCTAAGGCAGCAGCTAAGAAAAAGGCAGACGCTACAGCCGCCAAAAAGAAAGCAGCAGATAAGTTAATCAAAGATGCTGAGGCAGCAGCGGCTAAGGCAGCAGCTAAAGCAGCTAAAGGCGGTGGTGGTGGTGGTGGTAACAATACATGGTCGCCTCCAAAGAACAACGGCTACGCTGGGCAAAGCGGAAAGAAATCTACTAAAGGCAAGGCCAAAACTGGCTATAGCTTCGGGTTATAAGGAATAAGATTATGGCAGCACCAGCAGGCGGTAACGGTCAAGTACCTAGCAATTTCACAGATCAGATGTATCGTAGTGGCGCACAGCAGGCAACACCAGAAAATGTAAAGAACAGTGGTATGTCATTTGCTGATTTTATAAAGACTAATGGCCCTAACGGAAAAGGTGGAGATTTGCCGTTTGGCATACCAAAAGGCATTGTAGATAACTTTGGCAATCCAGCAGTGGGCGGTAACGGTCAAGTACCAAGCAGGTTTACAGATCAAATGTATCGTGGTGGGCAGCGAGGGACAGGCATGGGCGATGAGTCATCGGCTGGCTGGAAGAATCGTGTTGGCAAGAAAATGTATTATGATAATGGAGGGGCTGGTACTCTTGAGTATGACCGTGATGTTATGCGCGACATGCAAGCAAAAGGCATAACCCCTAGGCACTTGGATGGGCAGCCCTTAAGCCCTAATAGGGCGCGTCCTATGCCTATGCCATTTCCACCACAAGGTGGGCCAGCATACCCAATGCCACAACCTCAAACGGGGTTTAACATCAATACAGCAGCAGCACAGGGATTACAGGGCGCTATGGCTACGACAGCCGCAGAGACAGGTTACCGCCCTATGCAAGTCAATCCTGCAATGGTTGCCCAGAAAGGCTATAACCCATCTATTATGGATGGTGTTAACCCTATTACAGCAAACAACGTCACTGGCACAGGCTATGACGCTAGCACGATTGGTGATGTTCGCACCGTATCTGCTGATAATGTTCAAGCAGGTCAGCTAGCTGGTTCAGACCTAAGCGCATACACTAACCCGTATGAGACTCAGGTTGTAGATCAAGCACTAGGTGATATTGAGCGTAACCGCTTAATGGCCCAGAACGTAGGTAGCGCACAGGCAGGAGCAGCTAACGCATTCGGTGGTTCACGCCAAGGTATTGCAGAAGCTGAGACTAACCGAGCGTACATGGAGCAAGCAGCTAAAACAGCATCTGGCTTGCGTCAGGCTGGCTACATGAATGCACAAGAGCAATCAGGTCAGGATATTGCGCGTAGGATGCAGGCTTCTTTAGCTAACCAGCAAGCGAATATGCAAGCAGGTCAGTTCAACGCAAACACTGACTTACAGTCACAACAGGCAAACCAATCCGCTTTCAACCAAGCAGGTCAGTTCGGTGCTAGTGCTTTAAACCAAGGCAACTTAGCTAATCAGTCTGCTAATATGCAGGCTCAACAGGCTTCAGCGTCTAACGCTTTGGCTGCACAACAGGCTAACCAAGCAGCTCGTAATAACGCTGGTCAATTCGGTGCTAACGCCTTTAATCAGGCTGGGCAGTTGAATCAATCAGCAATGATGCAAGCACGACTAGCTAACCAGAATGCAGGGCTATCAGGCTCACAGCAACGCTTAAACGCAGGTCAGCAGCTTGGCAACTTGTCTAACCTAGGCTTCGGCATGGGACAGCAGATTCAAGGTCGTATGGATCAGCAAGGCGCAGCACAGCAAAATCTACAGCAGCAGATTATTAACGCTGCTAAAGGTCAATACGGTGGATTCACTGGCGCACCTAACCAAAGCCTGCAGGCATTACTTGCAGCAGTTGGTGGCGCACCTGCAGTTGGCTCTCAGACTTCTGGGTATACCCCAGGATTATTTGACTACTTATCACTTGGCGCTGGGATGGCACGATAATGGGAATCTTAGATAGTATTGGTTCGTTCTTGGGCGATGAAGAGAATCGTCTTAATTTAGCTTCTGGCTTTGCAGGCATGAGTGGAAACCCAAATGCTGGCAATATCCAGCAGGGCTATCAGAATCGCCTCACAGCTTTACGTGGCGACCGTAAGTTAGAATCTGCCAAAGAGTTAGAAGCTAGCAAGCTTGCTAATGACACTAAGAGAGCATTGCAATTATTAGGTGAATTCCCAGATATAGCTGATGCTGTAAGAGGTGGGTTTCTATCACCTAACGCTGGCGTAACTGAAGCAAGAAAGCGTAAAGCGGCTGGCCCTAAAGATAGGCGTATTATCAAGGGCGCTGATGGGTATAATTATTTTGAGGACGGCACTAGAGCCTTACCCAATGCTGTTGCACCTGCCGATAAAGGCACTCCTGTAATGCAGAATTTTGACTTTTATAAATCCCAAGGTAAGACGGATGATGAAGCCTTAACAATGGCTACTACAGTTCGTCAAACTGATCCTAACGCTCAGACAGCGGGACAAAAGGAAGTAGATAAGAAGTATGCTACTGACTACGTTATCTGGACGCAAGGTGGCGGTTCTGATATGACAGGTCAGTTAGCTCAGATAGGTGGCGTATTGAGCCAACTAGAGTCTGGTGTGCCTTTAACTGGCCCTATAGTTGGTGCGCTTGGATCTTGGGGAGACTTGGCATTATCTGTGCTTAATCCTGAAGCTTCTAACGCTAAGGAAAAAGTTCAAGAGGTTGTGCAGCGTAACTTGAGAATTATCTTGGGCGCACAGTTTACCGCTAAAGAGGGTGAGCAGCTTATCTCTAGGGCGTATAACTCAGCACTGCCTCCGAAAATTAACGCGGAAAGACTTCGCAAACTGGTTCTACAGATGACTAATGCTGTTGAGCAGAAAAATGCAATGTCAGCGTACTTTGAGGATAAGGGTACTTTAACTGGTTATACAGGTAAGCGACCTAAGCTTAATGATTTCTATGAAGCTATTAGTGGGGTTATGGCAGGAACTGTATATAACGGCCAGAAGTTCATTGGTGGCGATCATATGGATAAATCAAACTGGGTAACCCTTTAAGGGTAGAGATTACTTATGGAAGATAAAAAACCTTGGGAGATGACAGCAGAGGAGTTAAATCAGTCTCAGACTATTGACTCATCTGGCACTCCTACATCGTTACCTGAGTCTACTGATACTAAAAACCCTTGGGAAGCTACGGCTTCTGAGATTCAAATGTACGGCAAGCCACCAGAAGAGAACTACGGTGAAATGTCTGCACTTGATGTAGCTGGTAGTGCCATTACTAACTTTCCAGCGTCCCTTGCTGGTGTGGCTAGTGACATATACACAGCTATTACAAACCCATCTGATACATTATATGGCTTAGGTCAGTTGATTGTTGGTGCTGCTCAAAAGGGAGGTTTAAATCTTGCTGAGAGCTTAATGCCAGAAAGTATGGAGGGTGATGTAAGTAAAGAAGCCCTACAAGGTAAAGCAGACGTTATGAAGTTCCTACGCCAAGATGGGGAAGCCCTTCAAAGCGCAGAAGCTGTAGCTAACTTCTATGCGAAACGCTATGGCTCAGTTGCAGGCTTAAAAGAAGCTGTAGCTAATGACCCTGCGTCTGTTATGGCTGATGCTGCTACAGTGCTTACCGCTGGTGCTGGTGTTGGTACTAAGCTTGGTCTACCTGCTAAAGCCACCTCAGCGATGACTAAAACAGCCTCTTATGTTGACCCTGTTACGCTTGTAGGAAAAGGCGTTGCTACTGCTGGTAGCGGAACTTCTGCTGCTGCTAAGTTTATTACTGGTACTGCTAGTGGTGCTGGTTCAGACGCTGTTAGTCAGGCATATAAATCTGGTGCTGCTGGTGGAAAATCAGCCGAAGCATTCGCTGGAGCTATGCGTGGCAATATCCCAATCCTTACCATTCTCAAAGAAGCAAAAGAAGCATTGCTGAATATGAAGATGGCAAAGAACGCTAAATATAGAGAAAATCAAGCAGCATTAGCTGTTAACGATAAGATCCTTAACTTTAATGG